CAATTTTGGAAAAAGTGTGAGGATCTATTAAATGGCTAATCGTAGTGATTTTTTTAATGCTAAACTTCCGCGTCAATACAAGCGCATGCTTGCCATGGGGCAAACATATGGCTGGACGGGTAATGAACACAGTCGCGGTTTACTGAAACGTCAATTTATTTCTGCGCATGCTAATCATGTCAATTTTAAATTGAAGCGACAGTCTGCGGAAACCAATAGTAGTGAAGAATAATGCACTCACTAGCAGAATTTCGTGATTTTCTTCTTTTGAAGAATATCGAAATAAAAGATTTTAATGGATGGAGTCTCAAGGTCGGCAAAGATACTTGGACTATGTTGAGTGACGTTTATTATAAAAACGGAACTCCACAAAACATTAAACAAAAAGGATTATTTGACAATTACAAGAGGAAAAAGGAAAATGGCGAACATCAAAGCAATCAAACTCGTAAATGGCGAGGAATTAATTGTAGAAATCGAAGAGGACAGTGACAGTCAAATTACATTCACAAATCCTGTTGCTTGCGTTCTTCAGCGCGGAAAAGATGGAGCACCAGTGCTTGGCTTTATGCCTTGGATGCAGGCAAGTAATCCTCCATTCACAATTAACAAGAATCATATTCTTGTAATTGCAGAAGTTGCTGACGAAGTGAAAAACGGTTATAATAATATCTTTGGCACAGGAATAGTTGTTCCTCCGAAGCAATTAATTACAGGGTGATATGTCCGATTTCTATACTAACATCTGCGTCTCTGGGAAGTATATACTCTTCAGAGGTGTAGAGAACGACAGACGTGTTCGACGCAAGATCGAATATCACCCCACATTTTATTTGCTGAGTCAAGAGCAAACTAATATCAAAACTCTGGATGGTAACTCTGTAAAACCAATACAGCCAGGAACTATTCCAGAGTGCCGTGATTTTCTTAAGAGGTATGAAAGTGTCGATAATTTTCCTGTGTATGGTAATAATCGTTACGAGTATTCTTATATTGCCGATACTTTTGGTGACGATATACTCTGGGATATTAATAAGGTTAGCATTGCCTATATTGACATCGAGGTCGGATCAGAAAATGGATTTCCCGAGCCAAAAGATGCGATCGAAGAAATCACAGCCATCACTATTAAACTCAAAGGTAATTATTTTGTGTTTGGTTGCGGCGATTATATCAAGCATCGTGACGATGTGCACTATGCAAAGTGCCGCGACGAATCAGACCTTGTACGAAGATTCCTCGACTTCTGGGCAAGATTTCACCCCGATGTAGTTTCAGGTTGGAATATCAAGACCTTCGATATTCCTTATCTTGTAAATCGTATCACCAAATTATTTGGTGAACAAGAAGCAAAGAAGTTGTCGCCGTGGAATTATATAGACAAGCGCGAAGCATATTTTATGAATCGCGAGCACATCATCTATGATGTTGTAGGTGTTTCTACGCTCGACTATCTAGAACTTTATCGCAAGTTTACTTATTCGCAGCAAGAGTCGTATCGTCTAGATAACATTGCTCATGTTGAAATTGGCGAAAAGAAATTAGATTACTCTGAGTTCGAAAGTCTACACCAACTCTACAAACACGATTATCAAAAGTTTATCGAGTATAATATTCGCGACGTTGAACTTGTTGAAAAACTCGAAGACAAGATGAAGTTGATTGAGTTGGCTTTGACTCTTGCGTACGATAACAAAGTCAACTACGACGATGTGTTCACTCAAGTCCGTATGTGGGACGCAATTGTTTACAATTATCTAAAGAAGAAAAATATTGTTATCCCGCAGATGAAGCGCGGTGATAAGAAAACAGCATACGAAGGTGCGTATGTTAAAGATCCCATTCTTGGCATGCATCAGTGGGTTGCATCGTTTGACTTGAACAGTCTGTATCCGCACTTGATTATGCAGTATAATCTTTCGATGGAAACTCTTATAGAGCCAGCGAAGTATACTGATGAGATGCGGCAGTTTATTGGCAATCGTAAGATTGAAGTTGATACTTTGCTCAATCAGCGCATCGATACATCACCACTAAAAGACTTCGATGCAACTCTGACTCCGAATGGTCAGTTGTTCAGCACAAAACAACAAGGTGTGTTGCCTGAGATTATGGATAGTATGTACAAAGATCGTACACGTTATAAGAAGTTGGCACTTGAGGCTAAAAAGAAAATCGAAACTGTTCTTGAGGATAAGAATCAGGTTCAGTATCTCGAGAAGCAAGTTGCACGATATAATAATCTGCAGTTGGCGAAGAAGGTTACTCTGAATTCCGCTTACGGTGCGCTAGGCAATCAATACTTCCGCTTCTTTGATATTCGCATCGCCGAGGGTATTACTACAGCAGGTCAGTTGTCTATTCGTTGGATTGAGCAGAAGATTAACAATTATATGAATATCTTGTTGAAAACTGGCAACGAGGATTATGTAATTGCTTCAGATACAGATTCAATTTATCTAAATCTTGGACCTATTGTACAAAAGTTTTTCCCAGATACAAGTGACTCGAAGAAAGTCATTCGCTTCATGAACAAGATCTGCGAAGAAAAGATTCAGCCATATATTGATGAGTCTTATGAAGAACTGCGGCAGTATGTTAATGCTTATCAACAGCGCATGGAGATGAAGCGCGAGTCTCTTGCTGATAAAGCGATTTGGGTTGCGAAAAAGAACTATATCTTGAATGTTTATGATAGTGAAGGTGTCGCATACGCAAAACCAAAACTGAAAATGATGGGCATATCAGCGATTAGATCTTCAACTCCTTCTGCCTGTCGCGTAAAGATTAAAGAAGCAATTGACATTATCATGAATAAAACGCAGGATGACTTGCACAAGTTTATTGAAAAATTCCGCAAAGAGTTTAAAAACTTGCCTGTTGAAGATATAGCATTTCCTCGAAGTGTGAATGGCTTGGGAGAATATGAAGACAAGGTTAATATTTTCAAGAAAGGAACACCGATTCATGTCAAGGGTGCACTTGTATACAATCATTCCTTGCGCGAATTAAATTTAACAAAGCGTTATCAATTGATACAAGAGGGCGAGAAGATCAAGTTTATTTACTTGAAGCAGCCAAACATGTTTAATAACAATACTCTTGCGTTCTTATCTGGTTTACCGAAACAACTGGATGCTGAGCAATATATTGACTATGATTTACAGTTTGAAAAGTCATTTCTTGAACCACTTGACATTATTCTTTCTACCATCAATTGGCAAACAGAAAAAATCGACACACTAGATTGCTTTTTTGCATAAAATACTATACAATTAACATATCCAAATACGGAGAATACAAATGAGCCTACTAGATAAACTCAAGAAAAATTCAACAATTAAAGATACTGCTGTTCTTTCTCGATCCATCTTCTTCGAAGAGAAAGATATGATTCAAACAATGATCCCTGCGGTCAATGTTGCACTGTCAGGTTCTCTTGATGGTGGCTTTACTCCTGGTCTCACAATGTGGGCTGGTCCGAGTAAGCATTTCAAGACTGCCTTCAGTTTAATCATGGCAAAAGCATATCAGGACAAGTACCCTGATGCTGTAATTCTTTTCTACGATTCTGAGTTTGGTACTCCGCAATCTTATTTCGAGAATTTCGGTATCGATAAGGAACGTGTTGTTCACACTCCTATCACTGATGTTGAACAGTTAAAGTTTGACATCATGAATCAGTTGACTAACATTGAGCGTGGCGATCGCGTGATGATTCTGATTGACTCAATCGGTAATCTTGCTTCGAAGAAAGAAGTTGAAGATGCGATTGAGCAGAAGTCTGCTGCGGACATGACTCGTGCGAAGCAAATCAAATCCCTGTTCCGTATGGTGACACCTCACCTTACGCTGAAGGATATCCCGATGGTTGTGGTAAATCACACATATATGGAAATCGGAATGTTTCCAAAAGCCATCGTCGGCGGCGGAACAGGTTCCTATTACTCAGCAGACAACATCTATATTCTTGGTCGTCAGCAAGAAAAAGATGGTGCTGACCTGGTAGGATATAACTATATCATTAATGTGGAGAAGTCGCGTTATGTTAGAGAAAAGGCACGTATCCCTGTCACAGTTCGCTTCGATGGTGGTGTTTCTCGTTACAGTGGTCTTCTTGACATGGCACTTGAGTCAGGTCATGTAATCAAACCAAGCAATGGCTGGTATTCACGTGTAAACACTGACACTGGTGAAGTTGAAGCCAAGAAGTGGCGTCTTGCCGACACAGACTCCGCTGAGTTCTGGAGTTCAATTCTCGAACAAACATCCTTCAAGGATTGGGTACGAGAGAACTATTCATTTGGCGCTATCTCAACAGAGGCTGAGGAAGATGTTTGAGGATTTAATCGCCAAACTTGAATTCTGGTACGTCAAAAAACGTTTCAAAATTAACAAGCAATACACTTTCTTTGTAGACCTCAACGGTCCACCTGGAAGTTTTGCTGTAAAGTTCTTGGGCAAATACGAAGGTGTTATTGTTGAGTTTAATCATATTAAAGTTGGCGATGATAACTTGATGAATTTTGATTATGATGTTATCTCGAATGTAAACAACGTAAACACCAATAGCAAATCATTTCAACGATTTACTTCTAATGTGATTCGTAGTATACTTCTAGGTGCAATCGAAA